CCATGATTGAATCACAAGGAACTTGCCTTGCGACCACAATGCGACACGCCGTTGCACCCGGGCCTATGGTGGAGGTTTCCCCCCATGTCCTATCAGCTATTGACGCTAAGCTGAAGGATGTGGTTGTTCACTGTGTAGATACACTCTACACAGTCCTATCGGTTTATGGATTCGACACAACTGGCGTACGCCGTGCCGGAACCATTAACCATCATCTCTACTGCTGTGCACTACTCGGCGGGAATTGGGTGAAGTTCTACAAGTACAAACTGGCTGCGTTCTATGCCAGTTGTGAGAACGTCACCCTTCCACCGAGTCCGCTCGGCAGCGTTGATGACCCCTCAGTCCTTGTGGGAGGCAAGGGCATGAGATGGATGAAGTCACTTCTAAGAACGAAACCCGAAAGGGCCAGAGACATCGCCTACGCATTGCTGCAAGCAAAGCGAGGGTTGCCAAGGCCAGGGAGGAAGTTCGTCGAGCAGGCTGTTATCGAGACCTTCCAAAAGCTAACTGCCACAGAACATCCGAGGTTGACGAACAAACTTGAGTTATCACTATCGTGGGGCGCAATGAGCGACCACCCGAAAGGAGAACCAATGTTTGAAACGTCAACCTCAAAGGAAGCCTGGGTGAGAGAGCTTAAGGAGGTAACAAGGGAGATTCTTCAGGAATACGTGAAGAAGCACCCCTTCGATGATGATGCCCGCATGACGGCTTTCTTCCCCTCAACTAACGCAAACTACAATCGAACGAGAACCAGTGCGGGTACCGTGGGGGAGCTCATGGAGCACCCCGAGGTACTGGCAGGTCTCAAGTCCGATGGAGGTCTGCTGTCAGAAGAGCCGGGTCCGAGAGGAGTGACGTGGATTGACGAGAAAGGACTCGCAGAGAGGTTTGATGAGCTCTGGAGACGGTGCAAGGAAATAGCCAAGGCCGAGTCACCACAGGTGGATCTTGTGGGACTGGAGGAGGCACTCAAAGCACGCGTCATCTCAAAAGGACCACCCTACACCTACTTCGTTCTGAAGAGCCTGCAAAAATATACATGGCAGGCCCTACGGACGTTCAGTGGAGGGTGCTTCAAGCTGGTGGGACAAGAGGTTGACGCCCGTTACGTATGTGACCAAATTGGTCAACTACGCGACGGGGAACAGCTCATGTCAGGCGACTACTCGGACGCAACGAACAACTTGGCCCCGTGGGCCAGTGAAGCCGTAGCGGAGGAAATCGCCACCTGCTTGGGTCTTGATGAAACGGAGAGCTCCCTACTCCTGCGGGCCCTGACGAGACATGAAATTACAGATCCAGAGGACAAGAAACATGTCAAGAGACAGACATGGGGCCAACTGATGGGCAGCATCGTTTCCTTCCCCATACTATGCATCGTCAACGCAACCGTTATGAAACGGGCGCGTGAGCACAGTGTGTGGCGACCACTTACGCTAAAAACCGCGAATGTGATCGTGAACGGAGACGACTGCCTAGCCAGATTGACCCCCCTAGCATTCCAAGCCTGGAAGGTGCTGGGGAAGTCCATTGGTCTGAGCGAGAGCGTCGGCAAGACGTATTTCTCGAACAGATTCTGCAATATCAACTCAGCCAGGTTTCTCGTCGTTCCTGACTACTGCCAACTTATCCAACGAAGCATACCGAGACCAGAAGGTGGACTCAAGGTACGGTGGGTCAGGGGAGGCCCCCCTCTCTGGTTAGAACACAGGCCATATGTAAACATGGGTCTGTGCCTTGGTCTCAAAAGGAGCACCAAGGGGTCAACAGAGAAGGTGACGGCAAGCGACCTAGGAACGGGTGACAGCTTTGGTGCTATTGCACACGAGCTGGTTCGAACGTGCCCAGTGAGTGAGAGAGAGAGAGCAATGAAGCTCTTTATCAATCACAACTGGGAAACGCTCAAACAAACACACCGGCCCTGGTTCCTGCCAGAACACCTTGGGGGGCTAGGACTACCCAGCTTCGGATCCTTTGAACCAACAAAGAAGGATCTAAGAGTGGCAGCGGTCATTTTCAACCATTTTCCTATGCCAAGACGACCGCCGGTGGCGGAATGGAAAGTGTGGGAGTACGCAACAAGCCGAATGGAAGACTTTAAGGAAGCACAGAGAAAATCAACTCTGTATGCCATGGAAGCCACATTTCAAAAAAGTGAAAGTGGAACCAGTCTACGTCCAATCAGCGAGGAGGCACTCATGGGAAGGTTCTGCGTAGAGGCTCTGTTCACTAAGAAAGGTATTAAAGACCTTTTCAGTGATGAAGGCATTCAACAACGGAAGAAGTACTATCTGAAGCAGACCGACAAGGTCTACAAGAAAGCACTAAACAGTCGTTGGATGGCAACAACAGAGCCCTTTGCAGCGGATTCCCTACCACACAAACCACACAAGACCACCGGTGGGAAAGTCTTTCTCCTACAGGTCCGACACGAGAGCGTCTCCGTGCCGGACCGGGTTGAGGGTGAACAGGTACCGAAGTCATGGTCCCAGTGGGAGAGCATCGTCGATGACGATCTCTCACACGACTGGGACGACCGACTCTGGTAGAACAACCAAGCGGGGCTATGTGCAAGCCCCGGTGATGATGTGTCTCTAAAGTGTGCCAGTTCGGTCACACAAG